ATCTGTCCCATTGAAAAAAGTAAAGTTTGTCAAATAATGAGTAGTTTCAACTCCATCAATTTCTTCAGTTCCTTGATATGCTGGGTGTGAAGTTTCAATAGAAAGACCAGATGTATTAGATGGTGCAGATGTACTAGCACCTCCAGAGGACATACTTTCAATTAATGTTTTTGTTCCAAATGTTGAGTCTGATCCAGTAAATGTTGCGTAGAGTTCATCATCAATAAATAACTCTGTAAATCTTGCAACTTGTCCCTCACATAAAGCTAAGATTACATATAAGAATTGATTATCAGTTGAAGTTGCTAACCAGACTATATTACCGCCTACTTTACGAGTTCCATAAATAACTGGCAAAGCGGTATCGGAGTTTCTTTTGTTTACTAATATTCCATCACCAGCCAACAGAGCATCAAGGTTAGGCATATCTGGCATATCAGGTATGAGCCAACCAAATAGGAAATCTAAAGTGTCATCAATGATATCTTCAACAAAATCTACTACATCATCAACAGCATCTTCTACATCATCAAGTATTTCTTCAACTTCTCTACACATTAGAAACCATATCCATATTTATGACCAACTCTACGAAATCCAACATCAGAAAATAATTTTTCTCTAGCTGGTATTTCTCTACCATCAAGTGTGTGTAACATACAAGGAATTAAATTTTTATCAGCTATTTTTTTAAATCCATCTAATAACATTGTTGCTGTTTCTATACTCCTGTGTTCTTTTTCTATCCAAAAACCCATCTCACTGAGAACTTTTGTATCTGCAAACCACCAATGAGAAATAGAACCGCAAACAGCACCGACAACTTTTTTCTCATGCACCAAACATAAAACACATTCATTTTCAATCATTTTTGCACCATAACGACTAGCTTTCATCATATTAATTGGCGGAAAAACCATATCAGCATTTTTAATCATCTTCACAACAAACTCTTGAAGTATTTTGATGTGTTCTTTTTTGGCTTTGATAATTTTATACTTAGGTGTTGTCATTCTGTTTACCCCATTCTAAATCAACAATTAAAGAATTTGAAAATTCAAAAAATTTGTCTCCACTAAATTGTATCTGTTGAGAATTGTCGTTAGTTCTTCTTCCTCTTTTCATTTCAAAGTTAGCCCAATGGTTTTGGCAAGTGACCATTAAGGTACTTGAGGTTGTTGTTTCATTGACTGTATAACTTGAAATATATCCAAGAAAAATTTTAAAAGGGTTGTTTATTAATGCTCCACTATCATTCAAGTAAGCACGAAATATTGTAACTGGTCTGTGAATATGATTATTCAATAAAAACAATGCAAGAAATGTTTGATCTACACCAGTCAAATTAAATGTAACATTTGATGTTGATATTTGACTTGACTCACTAATTGATGGTATTTTAACCAAGTCAGCAGACGCAGTATAAGTATTGCTGTCGTATGTAATATCAAAGTATGCACTTGTCCTGTAATATGTAACTCCGCCTATTTCAAACTGTATTAAATGTATTTGATCTAAATGGTCGGTTGCTAATTCCGTTTGAAGATCAGAATGTAATCCTCTTGACATTAAATAACCTCAATAAACTTCATTTCATATCTAAAAAAAGCGTCACTCGGTAATCCAAACTCTTGAATATCATTGCTTAAAGCAACTGTAAATGGAACACTATCATAAACAACTGTATCATTATCAGATAAAGCAGTTGTCAATGGTGGCTCTATTGTTACTGTTGCCGCATTACTTGATGATGTAACATCTGAAACAACCATATAAACTTTATTGTGACCGCCAAACTTAATAAAATCACCAGCTTTAAATCTACCTGATCCGTCAGCCGCAAAGGCATCCATAGCAATAGTCGTATCACCAACAGCATGAACTCCGTTCACTAATACTGTTCCAGTCTCTACTCCTAAAGCATCATCTATAATTACTGGAGTAAATTGAAAACTCTCTTTCTTTCCTCTTTGACTTACAATAAAAGCCATAATCGGGGCAAACTCTGATCTTGTCATTGGTGGAAAACCAACATCCATTGACCATCTTTGATTTTGCAATTGTCTAGCTTGTCTCCTACCTGATATTGCAACACTAACCATAGTTGTCTGGTTAGATTTAATATTAATACTAGATGGCTCTGGGCTTGATGGAAAACTACCACTCATACAATATTACTCTGTCCTTTCTGATTTCTAGCTGAATTAATCATATTAACGATCTGTGCTTTTCTCGTATCTAATAAAGCACCAAAACCTTTTGCATCAACTGTGTTGATATTGAAAACTATGTGAGTTGGTGCAGACTCTAATTGGTGATTAGGTGTTACTGTTCCAGCGGTTGCTGGTGTAAATAACTCTGGACCTTTTTCTCCAACTAAGAATGGTTCATTAGCAACCCTTACTCCACCAAATTGTGCTGGTGGTTGTTGTGATCTGATTGCATTTACTTGCCCCATACCCATTGCTAAGTTTGCCGCAGCTACAACAAAGTTAAATGGAGCTGGTATATTTGATAATGCATTTGTCACAGCAGAAAAAGTTTGCATCATTGCTTTTCCAATTTCAAATGCTTGAACTATCCTAAATGCTTTTTTACTATGTGATGCGTTTGCTCTTGCCGCTTGTTCAAGGTGGTGCATAGTACCTTTTAACTTATCTTTTTCAGACATCTTTTGAAAATCTACTTCTTGAAATTTTCCCTTTTTAAAATTATCTAATTGATTTAAGTCAAATTGTTTTCTTTTTTCAGCCGCCTCTTTGTGTATTGCAGTAACTTTTTCTTGAAAATTATGCTCCATTGCAACTTTTGTTTCGTGCAATTGATTAAATAAAGCTAATTCTTCTTCTGAAAGTTCTCTTGTTTTTCCTAATTGTGCATCTGCTCTTATTTGACCAAGTTTGACAAGTTGCTCATGCACCATAGCAAACTCTTTGTCATTTTTTTCAGTAAGTAACTCTAACTCTGTTTTATTTGCTTGAATAATTCCAGTTAAATCTTTACTAGCTTTTATTTCATCTCTTGGGCTACGCTTGAATGAATTCATTCTAGCTTGTTCTTGAATAGTTAAAGCCTCTTCGTCTGCTATAGCTTTTCTCTTATCTAGAGTCTCTTGAAGAGTTCCAATTAATTCGTTTTGAGCATTTATTTGATTTTGAATACCTTTTTTAGTTTGACCAGATGCTTTTTCTAAATTTATTTCAAGCTCTTTAATTTTATCTTCTGCCGCTTCTATTTGACCTGTAATATCTAAAGAAGCTACTCCAGCTAGACTTTCTAATGTTACTTTCGTTTCATTTAATCTAGCATTTAAAGCAACAATCAATCCAGTAAAGACTGCAATGCCACCAAAAATAATATTTGCTTTTGTAGCTGTATTGAAAGCAATCATAGCCGTTCTCATTTGCATAATTGAAGTAGCTATTCCAGCAAAAATTGTAGCTACTTTAAGTGCTATTATCCCAGCAAAGACTCCTTTTATGATACTTAAATTGTCTTTTAATAATACGACTGCTTTTACAGTACCCTGAACTGCACTTGATAATTTTCTTCCTATGGCTTGGGCTAGTGCCTCTGTTTGTCTCTCATTGTTTTCAAAGAATGTATTTAAACTGCCAAATGCTTTTTTAAGTTCTGTAAAAAATGTTTCATTAATTTGATTTTTAAAGGTGAATAATTTATCACCTAACATTGAAACTGTACCTTCAAAGGTGTTAGCTAGATCATTGGTTGCATCTCCAAATCTTCCACCATTACCAAATACTTCTTCAAATCTTTTTACTGTTTCTTCAATAGATACTGTTGCACCTTGTTGGAAACCTAATAAACTTCTTACACCTTTTTCTCTAAATACATCTGCGGCGGCGATACCACCACTAAATGCTCTTTGTATTTGCGATGCTGTTGTTTGAAAATCTAAACCAGTAACAGCCGCAACATTACCAGTAATTTCTAATATTCTTGATAAATCGTTTGCGTCTTTTGAGACAACCGCTAAGTTACCAGATGCAGCACTTATTTCTTCTAGACTAAATGGAACTCTACCAGCAAATTTTGCAAGATTATCAAATGCTACTTTACCTTCTTTTGCAGAACCAAATAAAAACTTAAATCTAACTCGTAGACTTTCAACTTCTTTACCAGTACGGACTAAATTTGTGACTAATCTTCCAGCACCAACTGTAGCCAAAGCCGCACTTACAGCAAGAGCCGCAGTCTTAAGTCCACCTAAACCTTTTTTTGATTGGTCTATGGCTCTTTTGGTCTTATCTCTTGCGACTATATCTATATTAACTTTTTTTGTCATTTATCTCCTAGATTTAGCTTTCATTTTTGCTACATTCATTTCGTGGGTTTCTCTTTTGTTTTTATCTTGTAAAAAGATAAGCCAAGTCATGAATTCTTCTTCAGAAAACTCTAAGACTTGGTGAATAGGTAATTTTAAATAATCAGCTAATTGCACGACTAATCCATAGTCGGTGTCGCCATCTATTTTTTTTTAATATCTTCTTTTGAGGGTGATTGCATCAGCCAAGTTGCTATATCTGCAACAATGTCAGGATCAGCTTTATTCATCAATGTAATTTTGTGTTCAAGAGTAAATAAATTTTTACCTTGATCGTCTAATGCTAGTTCAATTAAAACATATGCCAGACCTTCGATAGTATCAGCTTCCATTTTTTTCAAGAGCCTACCTTTTTTCTTTAACGTTAATGGTTGTTTAAATATTTTTAAATCCCATTCTTCAATAAATCTAGACTCACCTTTATCAAGGGCAATAAAATGATCTCTGATCTTGTCGATTGCTGACATATGTTTTTTATATAATAATTAACTTATTGTGTCAAATTATACTGTTGTTCTAGTTAATCCACCAGTACCTTGAACAGATATCGATTGTCTAATCGTATCATCCATAGTAACAGCAGTTGAATTTCCAGTTACAATACAAGCACCTTGCAGTACAAAATCCCCACTATCGTTACCCTCTGGGTGTAGGAATATATTTACTGATGCACCCTCGATCAAAGTTCTTTGACCATCTGTATCTGTTTCGTCAAAATGACACTCGATTGTTGCTGTAAATGATGATCTACTTGCAACAAATGATTTTGCTGAGTTTGCTAGTGCAGTTGTTTCGATAACGTCAGCAGTCGTTTCAACAGTAAATCCTGTCACTTCTGCTACTGTGTTTCCGCCAACCTTTACTAGACCAGCACTTCCTGTATGTACAGCCATTATTCTTCTCCTTCTTCTGTATTAAATGATTTTGGTTTTGGTTTAGACTTTTTTTCTGCTGGGTCTTTCCAACCAGCTTCTTTAAGGTCTGCTACTTGATCTTCCCAAACCTCAACGATATCGCCTTCTTTATTTTGTAGTTTTTTTCTTTTTGCCATATTTTCTCCCTATTGGTTTTTTAGCTTCTGGATTGTTATGCTTATGTGTCCAACCATCGGCTAGAAATAAATTTGGATTTGAAGTGTGAACTACTACTCCATTTTTTATTAAATAAACTTTTTCCATAAACTCTCCTATGGTGTTCCACTTATAAATGAATACAAGCATCTTATGGTAATAATAACTCCGCCATACGGAAATATACTACCCTCGTCAGTTTCGACAGAAACCACTTGTGTATCAAGTGCGTTTCCGCCTCTGGTTCTATCACTATCTAAAGCAGTTTCAACTGTTGTTACTAATTGATTTCTTTTGGTATCAATATTAGTTGTCGTTGCACTACCATTAGTCACAAAACCAAATACTCTAAAATCAATCGTACCTTGTCTTGTTATGCCAGTATTCTTGATTGTAATATCTTCTCTTGTCTCGTCAGCAGTTTGTACAAATACTGCTGGGAATTGTTGTTGTGAAAGTTCTTCTGCATCAAACGGATTGCGTTCTACTTTACCAAATGTTATTGGACTGCTTATCGCAGATAAAGTTGAAACAATATGTGCCGCTATATCTTCTCTTTCACTCATATTCTTAAATCTCTCATTAATGTATCAGTAAATATTTTAACAGCTTTTTCTTCTTCTTTTTTACCTACTGAAAAAAATTCTCTTTTGACCTTCGCTTTACCAACACCATGAGTATCATTGTAAAATGCTTTTATATTTTGCAAATTACTACGAAAAAAAATTTCAGCCTTTGTTGGAGAAAAAGTTCTTGCTGTCATGTTGCCTAACATTTGACCTGATCTAAATAAATTAGGTGTTGTTGTTCTTCCTTCTTTTGTTCTCTGCTTTGCATATTTAGGAGAGTAAGGTCTAAATGATCTCCCTCTAAAATCTCTACCTTTTCTTGTCCTGTCTTTGATTGCGTTTTGCAGAAACATTGCTGTTTTACTTAATGCTTTCCTTGAGGCACTTGGTATTTTTAATTTAAGTTGATTTAAAGCACCTTGAGCCGCAGTAACATTAACATTAATATTTACTGCAACCACTATCTCACCAATCTAAGTTGATGTATTGCAACCTTCTCAGCATCAGCTATAGAACTATCATTGTCAGCATCATACTCAATACCATCTCTTAGTATATCTGAAAACTCATCTTCATAAGCTGTACGATAATAAGTACCCATTTGTTGGAAACGATCTTCGTCTCCTTCTGAATTAAACTTAGTTAATGCTGGGCAAATATAATACCCAAGTGTTCTATAAACTGTTGCTCTAGTCCATTGTGAGTCTGTAAGTAAAGTTAAATTAATCTCTATGCCACCAGCATAGCTTCTGTTTCTTGATTGGTTACTGTGATATACAGACCACCATCTATTTCTAATATCTCTTTGTACATCTGCTATTGCTTGAGTAACAAATGCGTCTTGTTC